TGCCCAGCAAGTAACAGGCCAACAGCAAGCTCTCATCAAAGCTCAACAGAATGCTCAAGTAGACCCTATCGTACAACTCAAACAGCAAGAGCTGGCTCAAAGAGCACAATCAGACGCTTTACGAGCTCAAGTAGATCAGGCTAAAATAGAATCTAATGAAGCAATCGCAGAGATGAAGGTTGCTCAAGATAGGGAGGAAGCGTTGCTTAAAGCCCAAGATTCAAATAATAGAACCTATAGGGATATACTAAGAGACGTAAGAACTTCCGACTCAACTACAAAAGGTATATAAATGAAAGATACCACCAAGTATAAATCAGTTTCTTTTCCTGCCCCTAAGAAGATAGACCTATCTAAACCCGTTAAAGGTCCAGTTGTTCTAACTAAAACTAATAGTGATATCTTTGGTCAGGGTCAGGCTACTGTTCAAGGTAAGGGTAAAGCAACCCGAGGCACTAAGTACAACAAAAGTCCAAGCGGAGTAAGATAATGGCGGGGATGAAAAAATCTAAAATGATGGCTAATGGTGGCGCTGCTAAGAAAAAATCTAAAATGATGGCTAACGGCGGTGCAGCTAAAAAGAGTAAAAACGCAGCTAACGGCGGTAAAAAGAGGATGATGTTTGGTGGTGCAACTGGCATGGCTGGACCTAAAAGACTTAAGAAGAGTCCAGCCCAAAAGAGAAAAGCAGCTGCTCCTAAAAAAGAGGATAAGATTAAAGTACCTTCCACAGCAGCTCAAAAGAGAAGAACTAAGCCGCCTAAAAATGTTGTTGGACCGGGCCAGCTAGCAGGAAAACCAAAAGTTACGCCTCCTAAAAATATTGGTGGAACGAAACAGCTAGCAGGAAAACCAAGAACTTTAGGAAGAGGCACTGGACCTAAAGGTAAAGTGATGACTCCTCCTGTTAAGAGAAAATCTCCTGTTAAGAGAAAGGCGAAAGCTACAAGAACGGCTCGTGGTAGAGGTTCTGCCAGAAGAGGTCGCGGCGGTATATAATACGAGATGACTAAAAAACGTCCTGGGCTTTGGGCCAACATTCACGCTAAACGGAAGCGTGGAGAAAAGATGCGTAAAAAGGGAGAGAAAGGTG